ACAAATCAATTCTCTTCTTCTTGGTTTCTATTTTCTTAACTTGATCAACAGATTTATTCATATGTTCTATAACAAAATCAGAAAACCCATTAATATTACCATGATCACTAAATGTTCCTTGTCTTATTTTACTATTAATATATGTTACCCATAGATCAATAGTCATTGAGTTAAGATTAAACTTTTGTTTGATGGAACTATATTCTTTTTTTAGTAATGTAAGTAATTGTATTGCATTGCTATCTAGTTTTTCTATATCATCATGAGCATTGAAATGCCATAGACCATAAGGATTACCAATCATACTTGTAATATCATGACCGTAGTGAGCTTGACCATTAACATAATTTGTATGCCAAGCAATACCGACCCAAGTTTTAGCACCAAAGTCTGGTGCTGAATATACAATAGTATTTGCTTGAAACACTGCTCTACCATAACCAAAGTCAATATCACCTCTAGTAAATAGTAAGTCACCTTGTACAAGCTCACCTACGTTCAGTTCTGCATCTTCTAGTATGATAAAAACCTCTGCTAGTTTTTTAGCTAGTTCTGTATCACCCAGATCTTCTATTATAGCTTCACCTGAATAATATTTTTTACTGTCCTTGTTAAAGATAGACTTCTTAGCAATGTATATTCCTTTGTTATCTCTACCACAGAATATAGCAGGAGCGCCATCCCATTTACGAGACCACTGAACTCTGCCAGCTAACATATCATCTATCCAATGTATAGGGTTTTTTTGAGCTAAGACTAAACGATCCTCAAAATGATCCATGTGTACATTTGCTTTTCTCATACCTTATAGTCCCATATAATGGGATACAGGTCAACATTAATATTGATTTTCTATAGGCATTTTTGTGTTACTTATTGGTCTACCTATTAGTTCTGTTAAGAATTTTCCTTTCTCAACAACAGATCTGTAATATATTCCTTTACTTGTTACACCAGATTTTTTTACTCTTATTTGAACTAATGTTTGACCACCAGGACCTAAAAATCTTAAAGTAGGAAGATTACTATCTCCTATAATTAATTCTGGTTTTAACTGTTGTCTTGATATTGTTGTAACTGCTTGGTCAAATTCATATACTACAGCACCTTTTGGACTTAACTGTACTAATTCAATTTCAGGATCACCTAATGTAGCATGATATAAAATACCTTCTCCAATATTTTTTGCAGTAAAGTCCATAGATTTAAGTATACTTTGATACATAAGTTTAAATGCTTGTGGTTCTTTTTGTTGAGCTACAAGTTCTACATATTTTTTTTCTAAACTAGAATCTACTGTATACCCAAATGTACCCCATAATTTTTGTTGACCTTTGAAAGACGTACCACCAACTTGACCAAACTGTCCTATATCTCTAACTTTCAATGAAATATTAATATCAACACGTCTTGGTTTTGTTTTTGAATCTCCTATTTCTACCCATGTATCTACTTTTCCATTAGTAGCCATAGAAACACCAAGCGACTTAACTTTAATTATATTAAATTTATCATTAATATATAATTTATCAGCCCAGGCTTTAACTCTTCTATTGTTACAAAAGTCTACTGCAGGTTGAATAATGTCTCTATATTTTGAAAAAGCAGTTTTAAAATAATCCATATCTTTTCTACTTAATTCTATTTCTACAAACAAGTCATCTTTGATAAGAGGATTTAAATTTTCTGATATGTACTTCTTTTTTAACACAACAGCACCAGTACCCCTAGCTTGAGGTAGACCTTTTATTATGTCTATAACATCTTTTTCATTAATATCTTTTGTTTTAGATAAAAAACGTGCAGTAATTGCTGCAGCAAATACACCTTCTCCAACATTACCTGCATTGAATCCACCACCACCAAACTCATCAGTTTTTTCTAATGAACTAAGTTTATATGTTTTACCTTTTGCATCTATTAGTGGGTTTGATCCACGCTTAGGTGATGAAGCATTTGCTTGTAACCTTTTAACAGAAGCATACCATGCTTGTTGATCAGCTTTTGGATCATCTATGTTTATTGATAATATAACTTGTTGTCTAGCACTTGTTAGAAATGGTTTTCTATTATCTATTTTATCAATAAATGTATCAATATTATTTCTTTTTTGAAGTTCAGGCCAACTAAGCTGTCCCATTTAAATCTCCTTACGGAGTATTTATAGTCCTAGTACCCTAGTTGCAGATTCAAGACCACGTTTATCATTGTAATGGTTCTTGAAATAATCTACCATCTGCTCAAAGTAAAACTTTGCATCATCTTCTGGAACTTCTCTTTGAGCATCTTCACAGAATGCAATTAATCTCTTAACAGATAAACCTTCTAAGGTTACCTTTTTAATAGCAGCTGGGGATGGTCCACGTGGTTTATTATACATATTATATTCTCCCTAATCTATGAATTAAATTTACAAGGTCTTCTTTCTTCTTAGCATTATCTTCTGTAGGTGTAAAGTTAGCTGCAGAGTTAGCTTCTAACTGAAAGTCATTCTTATTAAGGTAAAATGTTATACACTCTCTTAATAATGTAACATCCTGTGTTGAGAATACAGGTTTGCTAGCTCTAGGTTCACGAACCACACCTTTAGGATCTGGAGGTGACCATGCCATTATAAACTTTCCAATACATTTTCTGGTTTAGAATTCTCATAAGGATCAGTAGGACAATTATCCATTTTACCCTCTTCTTCCCAGGTGTCTACCCAATTAATATTATCTATCAATGCAGCATATCTCCATGATCGTTTACCAAAACCTAGATTATCTTTATCAACCAAAAAACCCATCTGTCTAGTAAACTCACCAGAACCATCAGGTATCATTTTTACTTTCTTAATGTTATGTGCTTGTGCCCATGCATTCATAACAAACGAATCATTTACTGATATACAATATATCTCATCAATTCCTTTTTCTTGGAATTGTTCAAACATATCTTCGTATCCTGGTAGTTGCTGTGTTGAGCATGTTGGTGTAAATGCTCCGGGTAAAGAAAATATTATTACTTTCTTATCTTTAAACATTTCATGAGAGTTTGTTTCTATCCACTCACTACCTTCTCTAATTTTAAAATTTATACTTGGTACGTGACCCATTTTATATCTCCATAATTTCTGTATCCCTTTCATGTAAGGATACTCTTAATGCATTATTTTTACTATACTTTATGTCTCCAGTCAACCGATAAGTTTGTAAAAATACTTGTACATATTCTTCTACACACTTATGTTTCTTTGCATGGTACATACCATCTAAAAAGTTTTGTGCTTCCGGAAATGCGTCCATTATTTAATTCCATACTTAGTTTTAAAATACCATGTTAACCCAACTTCAAGACCATATGCTTCTATCTCCCAAGGAAGATAATAATAATCCCATTTAGATGCAATAACTCCATTCTCTACTTTAGCTGGTGTTACTCTTGGATTTAATTTAAACTCTCCACCAGTCCATTTCTGAAATCCATCTTTATGTAATATTCCATCCATCTCACCTTTAGCATACTGCTTAACATGAACCATCTCATGTGCTAGCGTATGAAGTTTATCCATTTTTGATTGACCTCTAGCTATTGTAATTGTAAACTCTCTAGGTCTTCGTTCATAGTAATCATCATTCCATATACATGAACCTTTATCAGGATATTCTTTACATTTATTGTGAAGTATTATTTTTATGTTGAGGTTCTTGACTAAATTTGTATGCATTAACTCACTAGCATAAAATGTACAAGCCTTACGCAATAGACTAGCTAACTTACGATCTTTTGCTCCTTTAATGGATAACTTCAATCTAATAAATCCTCTTCGTCTATTTCCTCATCTGAAGATACTACAAAACTAGCACCATTTGATGTCATAAATGCAGGTGTCCAACCATTGAACCCACCACCTAATTTATATTTATTTACTACTTCTTTAGCTTCTGTAGAATAGCCATAGTCACTTATATAATGTTCAGTAGCTATTTCTTTTAAGTGATGTCTATTGTTTTTCTTTTCTATTTTGTATCCATTATTCACATGGTCTTTTATTTTATGTCTCATTTGAAATCCTCAAAAAGTTTACGACGATCTGGATCATCACTGTTACCACTTGGTGTATCATCATTCATAAGATCACCTTGAGCAGATTGCTCTACATCATACAACATCATCTTAGCTTTATCAACACCTATTATAAATCTTCTAAACATACCTGGATCACTATATCTATTCTTTAACTGCTTAACTTGGAATTGACCTAATTGATCTAATTCTTCTGTTGCAATAATAGCAAACATAAAGTCAGCAGTAGCTGGTAATCCAAACGATTCAGAAGTATCTTCTAGCCCAACATCAGAGCTACTAAAACCAGACCTAGTAGTTTGTGTAGCTGATACAACAGGAAGATTAAACTCCACAGCTAAACCTCTTAGTTCTTCTGCAATAGCTTTTACATATGTATAAGAGTTAACACTAGCTCCATATTTAATTCTTGATGACATACAAATATTTAAGTAATCAACATATATTACATCAGGAACAAAATTACGTTTCATTTTTAATTCGTTTAATAAATGTCTAAAGTGATTAGATCCAGCACCAGCAGTAGGATATTCTTTTACAATAATCTGGCCTGTAGTTTTATCTTTTATTCTATTTAATTTTTTATCATATGCTTCTTTAGGTAGTATAGATAACTCATCCATTGTTATACCCATAAGGTTAGCATCTATACGTTCTGCAATCTTTTCTTCTGCCATCTCCATTGTAATGTATAATACATTCTTACCATCTAACATATTAGCTGCTGCACAATGGCACATGAATAGAGACTTACCTACACCAGTACCAGCTAGACAAATATTCAAAGTCTTTTTAGATAGACCACCTTTGGTAATCTTATTAAAGTATTCTAAGTTAAATGGAAGTTTATGTTCTTTTCTATGATAGAATTCAAACCGAGAATCCGCATCCTCAATGAAGTCATG